ATGGAAAGAAAACGTATCGATGTTATCGCAACTAAAGAATCCTTCCACAACTTATCATCATTCAAAGATGTGGAAGAACTAAACAAAACTATACGTACATACAGAGATAATATCCGTATGTCTATTAAACGTACCGATGTACAATCTAAACTCATTACATTACTTGAAATTTTAAAACGCCACAGCTGCAAATATGTAGGTGTTAGTTTCCTATGTAAAAATTCAATTGCTGACATAATGGAAGTTTCATATAAAACTGTACAACGTTTAATGAAGAAACTTGTGGATCTAGAGATGGTTAAACAAGTAGCAATGAAACGTAAAAAAGATATGCTTCAAACTTCTAATGCTATTATCATTCAACCAATTGTGGAAGAAGTGTCCAACAAGGTAGATACAAAAAGCTCTACAAAGTGTCCTACCATTAAAACAAAACCTGTTTCCTTAAAACAAAATATAAAAGATATAAACAAACGTAATAGTAATGAGAATAGCAATACTCCAGAAGAGAATATTGAACAAGCTGATTTTGTTGCTCACTGGGTACCTGAACGTTTTGTTTCTTTAGTTAGCTCTTTTTACAGTGAATCTAAAATAATTCAAGAACTGTGGAAGGTCGTAAGACAGTGTAATAAAGTTACAAACTTCTCTACAGGTAATAAAGCATTTACTAAAGACCAGGAACTTACAATTGGCTTAAAAGCTATTAAAGAGTTTGTTATGAAAATTAAATCCGGAGTAAAAATGAAGAAAGGTAAATTCGCTTATTTCAACGGGATTGTAAATAAATTAATGGACAAGTTCTACTTTGATAAAGAATTTATGGGGATGTAATATTTACAGTTGTTGCATGAAATTGGTATGATTTAGGTATTATTTCAAGGAGGTTTTTCCATGAGTTATGATACAGTCGCATCCTTACAACGTATGCAACAATTACAACAATCTGAAGCCGCTGCTGGGGATAGATTAATTTTAAAAAGAGCTGATTCAAAAGCGGAACTTATAATCACTGTCTCTGCAATAGTATTAATTCCTTTCACATTAGGAATATCCCTTGTATTATTCGCAATTTGGTTCTTAATAAAAGAACTTACAGCTAAAACATATTTAGTAAAAAATGTAGCTACTGGTGAGAAGTTTAGAGTCGACCGGAATGACTTTAAACAATATAAAAAGGACTTTAAAGCCAAAGAAAAAGAAGTAAAGAAAATCTCAGACTTATAAGGTGTGAGAATGAGAGGACGTTAATCTATGAAAGTTATTCGTTCAATCTTTAACGTATTTCGTTTATTGAGTAAAATCATAAACCCTATATTAAAAGCATTATCTAAAAGTAAATTCTAGCTACATAACAACAAAAAAGCCGACTCATAAAAGAGTTGGCTTTCAAATTATTCATATGGTCGATATTTTTCTCTTAGCTGTCCTAATTCTTGAGCAAGCTTTTGTACATCTGGTCGAAAATAAATAGCAATTCTATTTGATACTTTAAGAGGTGTTAAACGACCTTGTTTCACAAGAGCATGTAACCTCTGAGTTGTAACTCCTAAAACATGTGCAGTTTCAGGAGCTGTTAAAACATTCTCCTGGGCTAACTTACGATTATATTCTTCATTATAGTTATCCATTTTAATTCCCCTTTCCTTTTAAATATATCGCAATTAAATTGATAATTAACGCTACACTTAAAACAACTGTAGCTATAATGCCTAAGTAGGTGGTCATCTCTGATGCTCTATAATCTGTCACTGTAACCACTAATATTAAAAATAATACTAGTACTAAAGTGTTTCTATCTAACTTCATTTTTACATGGATTGGATTTTGTGTAATTTTGTAATTATGTTATAATTTTTTTGAGGTTGGGGGAATTTCTTCCCCCTGGGTATTACTTGCGTCTAGTCTTGCGGGCTAGACGTTTTTCAATTTCTTCTTCCTTTTTCTTCTCCTTTCTATCTTTCATATCGTTTAGGTTTTTCTTTGCTGTTATGATTCCTACCCCCATGCCTACTATGTAAGCTAGATTCTTAAGAACCTTTTCTGTTAAGTCCCAATCCATGTTTCTCACCTCCCTTACATATATAATTATACCATAGCTGTTTATTCGAATCAATAGTTATTAGTTAAATAATTGCTATAAAATAAAAAAAGCCGTCATTATGACGGCTCTTACTTTAATCTTCAAACTTCACATATTCACCTGAAACCCATTGGTCTCCACCCACATTATACCAACCATCGCTATATCCCCACGACTGATACTGTTCTCCTTGATACACATTTTTTACAATGCCATAATTAGTTCCTGGACCTCTACGAACACGCAATACATCTGCTATAATAGTAACTATTCCTACACCATTATTGACTGATTGCGAACTTGTCGGTGTGCTTTCTCCAGTATAACGAATATATGATGAATCATTATAAATCCACTGATTGCCACCAAGGTTTAACCATCCATTTGATTGTCCCCATACTTCGTAGGACTCACCTTTACCTAATTGACGAATAACCCCGTATCCAGTACCTGGACCTTTACGAAGGTTAATGCCATTCCCCTCAATATACGCAATACCTGTCCCGTTAGTTGACGGTGGAATAAGCGTAGGGGTTACTTTACCACCATTGTATGCATTTTGGACTCTTTCAATAAAGCTATTCCAACGTTCTTCTGCTAACATACGATGAGGACAATACTTTCCACTCCATGATTGGTGTGTGCGAACTTTACTAATTGGAATATTATACTGTTTCATGAGTTGGGCTACAACGATAGCTGCATTATCTTCTGCTTTATAATATCTATCTCCACCGCTTAAAGAGTAGCAAATTTCAACTCCGATAGATTTACGGTTACCATTCCCGTTACCGTCGCCAGTATGCCAGGCGTTACGCTCTAAAGGGATTCCTTGTACTGCTTCTTTATCATCTACTGCAATATGAAATGAAACCTGATTATCATTACGAATCATATAAGCTACTTCGTTTTCTGCTGTAGCATCGTTGTAAGTATTGTGGACTGTAATGAATTCCGGATTCATCGTATAAGGGCATTTTGTACCATATTTACTTGGGTCAACTAAATTTTTTCTAATTTCCATTATTGAACATCTCCCTTTTTCTCTTCTTGTTTTTGTTTACCACCTAAAATTTCGACTGCATTTGTTAAAGCTGAAGGCAAAGGTATTCCCATACGCCCTGCATTTTCTAAAAGTGAAAGCAACTCATTTCCGATAAAGAAAAAGATTGTTGCTTCACGAAGAGCACTATTTGAGCCCACAATTGCATCAGCTTGAGTAGCGGCTGCAACTAAAAGAAAAAGCACCACCTTTTTGGCGATGCCTTTGAAACCAATTTTACTTTTCAATTCCCCATTAAATCCTGCTGCAATTACTCCCGTTATATAGTCGATTGCTGCCATGATTACTAGAACTTTCAATGTTGTATCCCACCCCCCTAAAAAGTAACCACAGAAGCCACCGAAAGTGGCAATAAAAGCTTTTAACAATACATCAATACGATCCATCTTTTCATCTCCTTTTTTAGCAATAAAACATACTAAGATTAGTAGTGCAGACCAAGGCATTGGTTCGCACTACTATTTTTTATATAGTAGAAGTGAAGAGAGAGCCGTTGGTCTTTTAGGGTCTTGAACTCGTCAATAAAACTGGCCTTCTTCACTTACCTTATTTGAATCAGTTTTTAGTGTGTTGGTCCTCGAGATCGTGTATAAGAAATGGGAAACGATAAGTGTAAGGTGAAGACTTCAAATTCATACCAGGAGGAACCTTATGAGACACGTAATTGCGTTTGATATCAGCATGGGAAAAAGTTATATGGTCATTTATAATGCACAAAAACAATGTATATTGGAAACTGAAATCAAGCACTCTAAACCTGCATTTAAAAACTTACAAAACAAAATAAACGAACTGACAAATGAGATCGGTGAATTACCTGCAATTGTATTCGAAGCTACAGGTGTCTATTCCAGGCAACTCGAGCGATTTATGCAAAATAATCAATATATCTATTGCTTATTAAATCCACTAGAAGCTAAACTACAATGTGATTCCTTACGGATCCATAAGACAGATCGAAGTGATGCACACCAACTAGCCTTGACTCATTTTACAGCTTCCCGAAGGGAAAAAACGGTAACGGATCACCTATTTTGTCAGTTAAAATCCCTCTCAAGGTTCTATAATGAATTGGACGATGAATTATCTATCATCCGGAATCGAATGCATAAGGTACTTCAGCTAACCTTTCCTGAATTAGAGCGAATTTTCACAACGAAATCAGATTTATTCTTAAGATTTATTCAGCTATTTCCACACCCTGATCTGGTTCAAAACCTCTCTAAAACCGTAATTAAGAATCGAATTCGGGCTAGTACTCAAAAGAACATATCCGTACGTATAGCTGAACAGAAGGCTGTAGCAATACTAGAGGCTGCCAAACTTTCTTATCCAGCTGTAGACTCCGATGATGTGTTATGTGAACAACTCAAAATATATGCAAGACGTTATCAAGAACTTCTTCACCAGAAGGAATGTTGCATTAACAAAATGGTACGTCTAGCCGAAAACCGTATAGAATATGGTGTTTTTTTGAGCATTCCTGGAATCGGGCCAAATACAGCTGTACGCTTAATGGCTGAAATAGGTGATATAACTCGCTTTGTGAATAATAAACAATTAAACGCCTATGCGGGTATTGATATACGTCGCTTTCAATCAGGTAAAACTTTCTTTAAAGATAAAATTAATAAACGCGGCAATAAGCATTTAAGAAAATTACTTTTTCTTATTATCCAAAACATGATCAAACAACGCCGCTATGGACGAAATCACATTGTAGACTATTACGATAAATTAAAAACGCAACCCTATAACAAATGTCATAAAGTTGCGTCCATTGCATGTGTAAATAAGTTATTGAAGCTTCTCCTTCACCTTATTACACACAATATACACTATGATTATCGGTTAACAGCTTAACATCATAGTTTCATTCATCATACCATATCCCTCCCCTAGTAAAAAAACGAATCCATATTAGGGGTATTTGGTATGCATGAGAATAAATACCTGTATTTTTTAATATCTAGTCGATTAAAAATCTAAAAATATAGGTTGACTAATCGTAAGAAAAAGACCAGCTATTGCTGCTCCTGCTCTGTTTTTATGTTATTTTCATTAGTTGATGTTGGCGGTTCTTGAGATGGATAATTCCCTGTAAGTGATGTATAACACTCTAAACAAATGTTCTTTTTCGCAAATCCCATATCTAGTGGGTACAAACGCGCTCCGCGTTTACATATTTCACACAGCGTAGCAATTCGAAACTTTACTGTCCCATCCATCTCTCTCCATACTTCAACCCTGCTAACACCATTTAGAAGACCTGCATTATTTAACATATCAGCAGGTATCTGAACAAAAATCCCTGTCTCTGTGCGCTCTGCATCCACCAGCCTCCCCACAAAAGGAAAGCCTTCACCTGCTTGAAGTGGCATCATTTGATTCTCATTCATTCTTATTTCTCCTTTCTATCCAAGTGCGTTAAATTTCCAACCACTTGGAGTACTTGTATAAAAACCAGCTCCAGCATTACCGTCTGTAAAACGAATATGCCCCCATTGTTGGAATCCACCGCCACCTAAGTTAACTCCCTGCATTGCTCGTATATTTCTATAGATTTTAACTTCTTTTTCAGTGCTTATATCAAATGTTTGTCCGTCTGCTGCTGGAGCTATATTATTATTCACACCACCTACAGCAAGCGCGTTAAACGGCTGAATACCATCTGCTCTTTCTGCTGCTGCTCGATCCCAGTTATACATAGATGCATATTTGCCACTGTATAACGTTACACCACTTACACAAATTGCTGTCCCTTGTCTCATGTCAGCATTTCCAGAACAAACTTTAATAATTAATGCGTGCTGTTGCGGAATATAGTTTGTTGGCACTTTGAAAGTGAAAGAGTATCTTCTGATTTCTCCATAAAATGTAGACGGTTCAGGAAAATCCATTTTTTGTTCATTCCATATATCGTAACTTACATTGTCTCGGAATTTAACGCAGCATACTTGTAAACGAGGTTTCCCTGTTTTACGTACCCCATTTATCATTGCTGTTCTAAAATGAGCAGATAATGTGTATTCATTTCCAGGATGTATCCCATTATTCACGATTGTTTCTGGATAGTTATACATATCTACCCTTGCAGCATTTACCATTTGCTCGTAATCGAATATATGCGTATTCTTTTCTATTACGACATTTCCCCATGACTTCCAAGTAAGGCCGTATCCACCTTCAAACCCATAATAATCGTTATGTCCGATGTTTTTCTTTGTAACACTAGAAAAGTCAGGATCTGCTATCAGGTTTCGTCTTGATACCGCAGTTGTTTTTGTGCCCCATTCGTCTTGGAATAGGAAGTCTAGCATTTTAACAGTTACACCATCTTTATCAATGGTTATCTTATCACCATCAATTCTAATAAGATTCGTATCAATACCCTTTGCAGTTAACCATTTGACCATTGTATCTGCATTAATATCCAGTTTTGCAGCATTAATTGTAATTTTTCCAGGAGTCATATTGATGGCAGTAACGATACCATCTTTTAAAATCTGTGCAAGGATTCCTTCATCTAGTACCTGTAACTTAGATTCCGTTTTCTTTACATAGGCATTATAGGTCTCATTAATAAAACTTTCCTGTTTTTTTGAAATGATAGTAACGCCTTCTTCATTAGTAGCGATACTTCTTTCTAATTCAGTTACTTTCTTATCGTAATCTTTAGTTGCTATCTTATCGGCCAATTCTTCCATGATTTTATCTTTATCTACAATATCAACAGGGTTCTCCATAAATGAAGAAGGTGTATCACCAATTTGTAACATGGGTTGTGCCATCCATAGACGACCATTTTTACGAACCCAAAACAGCACTTTAACTTTTTTTGTGCCTTCGACTAATAACCCTGCCACATGTGTACGAATCCATGTTCCTTGTGAAATAGTTATTTCTTGCAAGTAACTTTTAATCATTTTATTGTTTACATCGTAACATTGGAGCTCGATAGCAGCTCCGGCATCTATACTAGCTTTGTTATCTGTATAAAAGTAAGCAGAGAAAACATAATTCCATCCAGGCCCAGCGTTTATATAATCGTGCGATGCTCCTTTATACAAATTACTCGCATTACCTGTAGTAATAACACTAAGTGAATTGCATCCCTTATAAGTGACTTGTGTATCTCTTGTCGTGCCTGATTGAAGAAACCAATATTTTGTATCATTCTTCCAAAGAACATTCCGTAATACAGTTTGATTACCGATTCCACCAACATAATCTTCAACATCTTTCTTTTTCATTGCTATTTTCAATTCGTCAGAATGTTGCTGTATGGTTGTAGCAGCCTGTGTTAATGTTTTTCCTTGCTGAGTTTGTATTTCCTGTATTTTTTTCACATCACTCGTTATGCCTTCAGCATTCTTCGTAATCTCCGTTACTTTCTGATTGAATACATTTTCTTTTACCCCATCTTCCGGAGACGGAGCGTATGCTTTTGGCATAGATCCTTTTAACACGGATACATTTTTGAAGTAGCACTCACTACCATCAGCAGAACGATCACCATAAATATATAAACTAAAACCTTTTTTCATATCTGATTTATCATGTAATTTCATTGTTGTATGAACTCGAATCCACTTTTTAACAGGTTCGATGGTCAATTCTGGCGTACCTCCACTATGAAAGCCCATTGTATTGTTACCCTCAATAAAGTGGTGTAATCCTACCGCTATTTTGTTGTTTGCTGTTTCTGTCCATACATCTAAGGCAATCGTGTACGTATCACCTGGCTGGAAATCATTTCGAAAACTAGCTGGCATTTCTTGAGGTATTCCAAGCCACCTTTTAGCTAGACCGAATTGACCGTTTTTGTTTATTACAGCGACTACAGGATACCCAAATTTTTTGTCATCAACGTGCATATGATAGCCCTTTGTAGGATCTGTTGTTCCAGCGTTATAACCTGTTGACCAATTACCAGCACGCAAATTACCGTTTAGGTTCTTATCCCATTGCAGGCCGTCATCAGCCCAATAGTGTGTGAAATCTCCGTTACGTACATAGTTACGATCACCAGCATCATTAACGATAGATTCCGTTTTTTCAATACGCTCTTTTACGCCATTGAAACTTTGTTCCAACTCATAAGTCGATTTTGTAAAATCTGTAGGGACCGACCCTTTTTCAAGTTTGTGCTTCTTCATACGTAGTCTTTTTCCTACAGAATTTGCGTTCCTAGCAAATCTTATCCTTAATCCCCAACCTGTAGCTCTTGTGTCAATCTTAAAAGTCCAGGACTCGCGTTTCCATACGTTAGATGCAGGTACCCCTTTTTGTACAGACTCATTCCATATACCATTAATGAATTGGAATAAAACGAAATCAACTTGAGCATCATTTTGTATGTCCAGAGATATAGTCATATCTTTATCTTTTTCAAAGTCACCCATTTTCGTATTATCTAAATGAAATTGATAGAAAGAGTCAGTGTGATCCAAACATTCTAATACAATGTATTCACCAGGCTGCACAACGAAGTTAGCTTTGTTTACTTGTGCGCCTCCAATCATTCCAATTGTTTGCGGTTTTTCGTTTGGCCCAGTGTTAATAAGCCAGTTTTCAACTCCAACAGTACGATCTTCAACTTGCTCTAATTTTTTAGAGATTCTTCCAGCTTCTTCTTTGATCTCGGTTGTTATCTTGGTGAAAACATTACCATCTGCAATATCTTCAGGAGCAGGTCGCCACGAATAATCTTTACTACCTATAGTCAATTGTGGTGAACTCTGCTGATACCAACAACCAGCAGGAGGATTTACGTCAGGTTCTATACGTAAATGACTCTCGTTATCTGTTCCCGGTAGTGACATCATATTTGCTGTCACTACGAACGAAACACTTACTCTTTGCCATTGATTAGTAGATTTATTTGGACGAATTCCGGTAGCACCTGCTGCAAAATAGAAAGTGTGTTGTAAATCTTGGCCATCCGGTAAACCTTTTACTCGAGTATAAATTGTATAGGTTACTTTATCTCCTACTTTGACAACTCCCCGATTCACCAAATCTTTGAAGTTATAAGCTAAAGCAGTCCATGATGATTGTGTTTCTATGACTGCATTACCTTGAAAAACATCCTTCGAAATTTTAACTTTATCTGCTGATTTAAGCCACCAACGATTGTCTGCTTGCGCAAAGGTCAAAGCGCCATCAAAAGATTTAGAACCGATTAACAAGTTTCTTACATCGTCATTAATGTTTGCTACACTTTCTTTAACTTGTGAAATAACTTTCGTATTTCCGTCCACATCACTTTTTAAGGTGTTGATTTTATTTGTAGTCTCACTACTATTTTTCGTTAATGTTTCAATAGACAGTTTAAATTTCTCAGAATCCTGTTCAACCTGGGTTACTTTTTTATCAATTTCACCTTGATCTCTTTGTACGTCAGAAATAGTTCTCGTAACTTTTTGAAGACTTTCTGTTACTGTATTAAATTGGCCAGTGGTTTCTTGTTGCGCTTCTTCCACTTTCTTATTTAATTCTTCTTTTGCGAGTTTAATATCCTTATTAACCTGCTCCAGTGTATCTTTTTTAATTGATTCCACATCAGGAATCAAGAACTCCCAATCCTTACCGTTCCACACTTTTAAAATACCAGGCTTACCTTTACTAATATCTCGCCATAATGTTTTACCTACTATAAGATTATCAATTGGTGGATTTTCAGCTTCAATAATATTTACTGTATTATTTTTTAGGTTTTCCTGGACCTTTTCAGCCAGTTTTTTAGCGGATTCAGATTCTTTTTGAGCATCATTTGCTTTTTCAGCAGTCTCTTTAACCAACTTATCTAGCTGATTTAAAATTTCTTGTTTACTACCTAATGAAGCCAGGACTTTATTATAGAGCTTACGTAATTCTTCATTAGCATCCACAATTTCTCGATAATCTCCGAATGCATATTTATCTTGTGAAGGATCAGTAAATGACTCATCACCAGCAATTGCTCTTGCTTCTAAATAAAGCTTTGGTGTAAACCCTGTATCTTTTATTCGGATTGTATCCCCCTCATTAATCAGCTCATGAGCTAGTCCAAATACACGGCCTATACTTTGTGCTTGAACTTCATATATATAGGATGTATTTATCCGTTTGGCTAGTTCTGTTTTCATGAGAGTTAAAAGACGTTGTGGTGTTATATCTTCTTCTGTTTCTGGTGTATAAAAGCCAAATTTATGTTGACCTCGCTCATTCCATCGCTGAAACGCATCACTGTCTACAAGATAAGGAACTCCATTATTAATCGTAGAGATGGTTATAAAATCTCCACCTTCTTTTTTTACGAATCCTAATAGGGCTGTACAGATGTTTTGGGAATTCTCAATTCGTTTGATACCCATCAAATCTTTACCAAGAGTTACTTCTTTACCTGTATCACGCCCTCGCTTTTTCACCATATCTACATAACGGCCAACAATTTGAGACCCTACAACTTCCGCACGATATTGGATTTCTAACTCGAACAAGGAAGCAATATTTTTTAAAAACTTAAGTGGATCTATAAATTCATCAATGGTCATCGTGTGGAATCCAGCGTATTCTGTTCTCCCTCTTTTCCACTTCGTACCCACAAGAGCCATATCTATAAACTCATTGACGGTTTTGCCTACAATCTTCTGAGGATTGATAATGCCCGATTTTGCTAGTTGAATCCATTCTCCAGATGCATAAGCGATTACGGATCTATCATCTGAATTTTTTTCAGTCTCAGTAATAACATACGGAACAATCCGTCCGTCTCTTACCTCTTTTAAAACTAAATTTTGCTGTATGAGTGTCGCTGCATCTTCTGTATTATCAAATACTTTAAACTCTAATGTATCAATGTTATTTTTTATCTCCCAATGACGTTTATCATCCCAATAATCTTTTGGTTGTATAGCTGAAACGATTTGACTAGTTTTAAAATCAATAATATGCAAGACTCCACTTGGTTTTCTCATCTAAATCGCTCCCTATATTTAACCTTTGCTATCCCTATATCGGAAGGTATGATTTCAAGTTTATTAGTACCTTTATTGATAACAGGAAAATTACTAAAAATATCTTTTAGGTTTATAGCGTTTTTCCCTTCAATACTGACATGACTGCTTTCTGTATCAATCACGACTTTGTCACCAACATCGACTATATAAGGCGGTGTATTTTGATTATTTAAATTCACTTTCCAAAATTTCAAATCGGAAACTGTCATCGCTTCTACTGGCGGAACATCTTGCCACTGCATAATACTAATCTGTATTTGAGCTGCTTTTTCCATGTGTTTATTGTCTTTATCGGTCCATCTTGCAAAGCGTTCTGAATCATCTTTCTCTGTTCCAGGAAGAAATTTTGAAATATAAGCTTCCCAATCATTACCGGTTCTAGCGATCCACAACCTACCATAATACTGATTCCATGTATTCGGATAATCACCACTCTCATAAATTAAACCTGTTTTTCCAGGTTTATTATCATATCCAATTACCATCGTTCCAAAATTTTGTTCAGCTTGCCAATAGAGGTCATTCATGGCAATTTTTGAAAGAACTTTGCTGTTTTCATCGAGTATTGCTATCTCAACTCGTCCCATTTCATTAATGTTTTTACTCTTACATGTAACATGGGCTTGCATAATAAAATCTTGTACTGGTCCACCAGGGATGCTCTTTTTAACTGCCGCGCCATGCCATCCATTACCCGATCCATAGTCCGAACAATAGAATTGGTAACTATCTGTTTTCATTTCCCCAACTGGATTACCATCTTCCATAGAACTAACCTTACTCCATCCTACAGTTGTAGACATTTCATCCCATATGAGACGTTGATTTCTTTCTACAGGTAATTGCTCCATTTTTAATGGTACTCCAATACGGAAATAATCCGGTTCCTTTGAATATTTATCTTCAAACCATACATCTAAAAAAGTGTTTGGTTTCGTAATGTTAATCTCAATAATAGGATTAGAATGAACAGTTCCTTTGTTTTGAACGTTTGCAGTTAACCCAAGCGCATCTGTTTGAAAATCTACTGTTCGGGTAGGTCCTAACTTATATGGCATTGGACAAACAAAATTCAAAGTACCTTTACCTAAAGTAACAAAATCCTCAGGATCAAAGTCCTCATCAATAACTGCCAGGTATGTCCTATCAGGTGTTACATCAAAGACTAATTCAACAGGTTTTTCTGTAATTAACCACTCTGCTATTTCTTCTTTTAATGTTTCTAGGTCAGATCCATCAGGAACAATAATTCCGACCGGAACAGGTAAAACTCGCATTTCAGTTTCTGTCGTTAATAATCTTGCACCTGGATAACCTGGAACACTTAGAAATTTCCGTTTTAACGGCGCCCACGCTGGTCTTTTCCATCCCTTTTCTATTTGAATAAAATCCTTACGTATGTTGTTAAATGTAAAAGAACTCATACCATCACCCCATTTCTTTATAAAATAAAAGAAACCCAAACCTAAAAGTCTGAGTTTCTTTTTGCTTCTCTTTCTTGATACTCGGTTGTATAGCGATAAGTACCGCGTGCCACGTCTCTTCCTTCTAAATTAACAGGTACTTCAATAACTAAATCTCCACCAAGCATTGGAATGACTCCACCGCCAGATGATCCTGAAGAATAATTAATCACTTGATTCGCAACACCAGCTGCCATAGCTTGTCTACTATTTGACATATTTCCATACACACCACTCATAACACTCTTTAACCCTGATAATTGACTCATTGAACTAGCCATCATTCGGCTCATATCACTCATTAGTTGATTCATAGTTCCAGTGATACCGAGGGATCTTTCTTTTGAAGATAACGGCGTAACTGTAATTGAATTCCCTCTTTTAGTAAACAGCTCGGGGCCTTTTTCCCCAGTAATAAATGAGCCATCTCCTACAGGCTTTCCGCCTTTAGCAAGCATTGGTACATGTGGAATAGTCGGCGCGCTAACTCCTGGTATATTGTTTAGTAATTCTGCTGGTGTATTAAAGCCATCTATAAATTTATTTATAATACGAATAATTCCATTGATAGCTGTACGAATACCACTTTTAATACCATCCCATACGCCTAATACTGCTGATTTCATGCCTTCAAATGCCCCACTAACCGCATCTGTTACCCAACGAACAGGCGTCATAATGGCTTCTTTCAATCCATCCCAGACAGAAGATGCGGTTGACTTGATACCTTCCCAAATGTTTGAGAGGGTTGATTTAATACCATTCCATACGTTACTACTTGTGCTACTAATCATGTTCCAAACCGTTGAAATGGCTTCTTTGATGCTATTGAATACAGAACTCGCTGTGGAAACAATTGCGTTCCATAAGCTAGATAGATAGCTTTTAATCGTATTCCATACTGCACTTGTTGTGGAACTAATCGTATTCCATGTATTCACAATCCAATCTTTTATTGAGGTGAATATTGGCGTTACAAAAGCTACTAACCCGTTCCAGCATGATTGTAAGAAACTCTTAACAGCATTCCATACAGACATTGTCGCTGAACTGATCGTATCCCAAACGGTTGTAACTGTATTTTTAATCCACTCAAATACAGTTGTCGCAATTGAAACGATTCCATTCCAACAAGTCGTTAAGAAATTTGTAAGTGCATCCCACACCGCTGTAGCCTTTTCTTTAATAGACTCCCATACCGAAGCTAAAAACTCTCGTATAGACTCGAAAATTGGTGTAGCAAAGTATAAAATAGCCGTCCAAATTGCTTGTAAGTATTGAGTAATAAAACCCCATACAGTTTGAATCACTGTGGAAATACCGTTCCAAATCATAGAGAAGAAATCAGCAATTCCTTGTAAAATAGGAGTTAGAAAGGCAACTAATCCATTCCAAGTTTCTTGGAAGAACTCACTAATCGCCGTCCACACTTCAGAAGTGGTTTGGCTGATACTATTCCAAACTTCTGATAGTGTTTCAACTACTCCATCCCAAATTCCAGTCAAATACTCCACAACGGAATTCCAAGTTTCTGTAGTAGTTTCAACGATAGAACTCCATATTTCAGATAAGGACTCAACTAGCCCATTCCATAACTCCATTAAGTATTCTTTAATGGAGTTCCAAACTTCCGATGTAGATTCACTTATACTATTCCATGTTTCACTTGCCCATTGTACAATCCCATCCCATATTCCTACTAAGAATTCTCCAATTGCATTCCAGGCATCAATGGTCCATTGTTTGATAGAATCCCAATTCTCATAAATAAGGACACCCAATGCAACTACAGCGGCTACAACCACGGCGATTAATGCTACCCATCCCATCATTGCAGCCCCTATACTCGATATAACGACGACTATAGGCATTAAAGCCATAAATGCTCCCGAAATCACACCAATTGCAACAGCAATCGCTGTTAACGTTGCTGCTAATTCAGGATTATTAGAAATCCATTCAGCGAATTTAGAGACAAGATCTGCTATAACTTCAAGAACAGGCTGAAGAGCAACTTGTAAATCTTGCATTGCTTGTTGAAATTTAACCGCTGGAGATGCATCTATTTTAGAAGTAGCGCCATGTAAATCTTCTACTCCTTTTTTCAAATCCACTTGTTTGCCTTCTGCTTTCAAAATGGTGTCGATGATTTTCTTCCCTTGGTCTTCCCAAAGAGTACCGAACATCTTCGTGCCAAGTGCATTTCTGTCTGTTGCATTTTCAACACCAGCTAAAGCCTTAGTTGCTTCAAGCATAGCTTTTTGTCCATTTTCACCACCGCCAGCAATTGCTTGACCCCATTTTTCAAACTGATCCGCCGAAATCTTTGTTTTATCTAAAACCTCTTGCATAGATTTATCTACACCGGCCCCAAACTCAGCCATTTTGATACGTCCTTCTTTAACACCATCTAATAGGTTATCGATATTCCAACTTTTAGTATCGACTCCTGCAGACATGATTCCTTGGACTTCTTTAGCTGAAAATCCGGCTTGAACCATCTGATCTCCATATTCAGCGATAATATCTAATTGCTCTGGTGGAAATCCTGTTTGTAACAATGTATTAACTAATCCCAATGCTTCCTCATTAGTAATACCTAACGTTGCACCAATCTCATTGGTTTCTTGTATAAGTTCATTAAAATCAATTCCTGCATAGGATGCTGCAATAGTCGCTGCTCCTTTGACTACAGCGGCATTTGTTTCATCAGAAGCATCTTTATTCAATGCCCATTGTCTGCGAACTCCTTCTAATGCCTCTTCAGCATCGACACCATAAGTAGCAACACCTCTAATAGCTTCTTCTACTGATTTTTTTGAAGACTCTGGGACATCAAAAGTGATATCAATTTTTGTTTTTAGGCTCGACATATCCATTGCTTTTTCAACTGCTGTTGCAATTCCGCCACCAGCTGTCAATCCACCAATTACGTTTTCAAGTCCTACTTTGAGTCCTTCAAACTTCTTCTCTGTTCTTTCAGCTTCTTGTTGCAAATCCCTTAACTCATTTCGAACTTGTTGAATTGAATTTCCAGCATCCACAGATCGAAGAGCCCGTTGTAATTTTTCTATGTCAGCTTCTGTTCCTAATGCTTCCCGACCAATAATTCCAATCGCTTGTTCTAATTGCTTACTTGTTGCTGTACCGCTTCTAATTGCGTTTACAAGACGATTACCTAATGCGCCTGCAAAATCATCAACGCTTTTTCCTGTAGCACTAAACAACGTTTCTAGTTGTCTTGTTGAACTCGCTACATTCTCTTGCTCAGCTTTCATGTTACCGAGCTTATTTTTCAGCCCATCAAGTGATCCTTGCGTAAATTCAATTTCACGCCTAAACGCGCGGTACTGCTCTTCAGAAATCTTTCCATTTTGAAATTGTGCTTGAACTTGTTGTTCTGCTGCTTTCAATTTATCTAGCTTTTCTGTTGTATTTTCAATTTGTTGAGTCAATAATTTTTGTTTCTGAGCTAAAGCTTCAACATTGCCAGGATCGAATTTCAAAAGACGTTCTACATCTTTTAGTTCTTTGGCCAAGTTGTCACTCTGCTTATTTACATCTTTTAAAGCGTTTTGAAGACCTGTGGTTTCGCCGCCAATTTCAATCGTAATCCCTTTAATTCTTCCGGCCATAATCTAACCCCTTTCTTAGAATGAATCAAAGTCTTTTTGGTTTGCTTTTCTTACTTTTTCTTTGTCTGGATTCTCCATTTCAGCGAATTCAGCAATGTAATCAAAGCAATCACCAATTGTCATGACGTCCAGATCCCAATGCGTTAATTTCGCTTTATAACAAAGAGCAAGGAACGTATCAGTGGTTAATTCTTCATCACTGAATGTTCCTTGCTCTCCATTACTTTTGTTTATTTTTTTTTTGCTCCCATTGTACTTTGAATCATATCCATAATTTCCGGGATAATATCTGAAATAGGGAATTCATCAAAACCGTCTAGCCATGTAATTGGTTCAGCAATTTCTGGATTTGCTGTTTTCGCATACAACCAAACTAAATCATATACAACTTCAAAATCTAGCTTACTTAAATCTGCATTAGCTAAATCAATAGTAGCTAGTGAACCCTCTTGAGGATTTGAAGGAGACAAAATCCCTAACTTAAACATATCAGCAAATAAATCACGTCTGAATTGCGCTTTATATCGTTTAACAGTAGCTGCTGTACTTTTTAATCGGACTTGTTTTCCGTCTATTGTAATTGTCTTTTCCACTCACTTACGCTCCCTTTTGTATCTCTACTGATTTTTTTGTATATACTTCTTTGAACCAATTATCATAAACTGCTTGTGTTGTTTTAGATGTAGTTTTCGTTTTAACCATACGTTTTCCATTAATATCAATTGGACTAGAAACAAATTTAAGTTCATTCGTATTTGGTTCAGCTGAATTTGTTTTCGTCTTAGATGCAACTGTAGGACGACTTGCTGAATTGTTAAATAGAACATGACGAGTCGCTTTTTCATCTCCATCAAATTCAAATAACAATGCAAATTGTTTTCCTTTGGCGTCAGCTAGTTCATTTAGTACACCGTCTACTTCATCTAACTCTTCACCTAAAACATCTACAGCAAATTTTTCTGGAATTGTAGCGATATTTAATGCACCATCATAGCCTTGGTTATTACTTGCTGAGTAGTAAAGCATGTCATCAGCATAGAACTCAATTAAATCACCTCGTGGATCTAATGTTAGTTCAACAGCTCCTGGAATCGGAATTGGAGTTTTAAATTTTACTACCCCATCTAAAATTTCATACAATGCATAATAAACATTTTTTAAACCGAAAGTAACTTTGTTCTCACCCATTTATATCAACCTCATTTCATAAAATTTTTGATACATTTTTTCAGATTCAATAATCCCTTCGAATGGCGAATCGTATGGTATTTCATTATCATCTAGGACCTTTTCAAGTTTGGCTTCTGCAACTAAATCTTTTCTAGTTGTATAAAGCTCTATATTTAAGTCATTTATCTTGTGATAGACCTTGTTATCGGCCATTAAATTTGCCGATCCGTCCACAAGAAAACAAATATAAGGTGGCGCTGGAACTGGATTAGTTGGTGTTGCTGTGAAATGCGAATAGGCCACAGGATATCCTGTAGCATCTAGAATTTTCTTTAATTCACCTAATGTCATTGTTGAACCGCCCTTTCCACACGCTCAACGAAATCATTAATCGCATGCTCTTCAGCCGGAGCAATGTGAACTTTTGGTGGAACACGCCCTCCATTGGCTTTCGCATGGCCAAATTCTAATAAATGTGCAACCTGATGCTTCGTTGCATTGTGAACAATAATTGCATCTCCCATTTTCTTTTTACGCCAACCTTTAGCATATTTACCCGTATCTTTAGGGCTGTTTTGCTTTAATTCTTCTACTAGGGCATCTGCTACTTTTTCCTTTGCAACCTCAATTTCCTCTTCAACAACATTCGCATATCGCTGCAACTCTCTTGCAATATCAGCTGATAGACTATCGATACTTCCCATTAAACTTCACCTCACACACGCTCTTGAGCAATAATAGTGAGCGTTTCATTACTTTCACCATCGTTAATTGGAGGATGTGTTATGTCAAAAATACGTCCTTTAAACTTAATTTTCATAGTTGTTTCAATGTCAGGCCGATAACGAATAATAAAACGGTACGTTCTTTCCGCTTGAGATGCTGCCGCCGCAAAATATTCTTTACCTAGCATTGTTTTAATATCTGCCCAACAAATAGCATGATCAACATCTTTCTCATCGATAACCTGCCCTAAGTCATCTTTACTCGTCTCAGTTTTAATAAAAGTTATTCGATGTTTTCTGTTATTACTCAATCTCTTCGGCATCACTAAATACCTCCTGGACAAAGAAAGGTGTCATTGCATCTAAAGCTGCACTCAATTCTTTTTCGGATACACGATACTCATAAAAAATACCAGCGCACATAATAACTAGATATTCTGTTTGCTCGCCAGTTGCCTTGAGAACGTAATTTTGTCCTTGTTTCAAATAAAATGAGAGCATAGAATCATCCATACCCTCATCCCATCTTATATGTTCTTTAAATGTGCTAATTAAATCATCCATATTAAGCACCTGGCTTAGTTGCACCAACTTCATAACGGTAAACAGCTGGTTCAAATGGAGAATAAACTAATTGGCCATCTAACAAGTTATAGATTTGGAAACCAACTTTGTTTTGTCTAGAAAACAGTTCAACTTTCTTCTCTAATTCCATTGCTCCAATAACATCTTGAATGTGGAAAGCTTTGAAATCTCCAAAGTAGAAGACTGGTTTAGTCGGATCAATACCATTAGCTGCGTCAGTAAAGTCTAATTGGTGACCAAGTAATTTATAACCTACACCATCTACTGCCGTATGTAACAATGGACGACCTGTAGTATCAGTCATGCCTTCTAATACAGTTAATGCCGCACGGTTAACAATCCACATAGATTTTTTTAACACTTCAGTAACTGGTTGTCCTTTTAATTTCACTAATTGCTGAAGTAATTTTTGTGAATAGCCTGCTGCATTAATATCAATCGTTTCTGATTCATAGTATTTAACAGCTTTTTTAGCTAATGCACCAGGGTTTTCATTGTCTTTATCATCACCATTAAACATGTAGTTTGTTTCTTTACGTACATACGCTTTTTTCAACTCTTCAATAACGATATCTTCCACATTAACACCAGACATCTTCATTAATTTCTTCGTAACTGTTGCCAGCGCATCAAACTCAGCTGGATCTAGTAAAATTTCATCAAATTCGATATCAGTTTCTGGGATTTCATTTCCAGATCCACGTTCTTTTTTATTTACATTTGCACTAGCTTTTTTGACTAGAACAGGATATTTAACGTTACCATTTGTTTTATGACGAGTACCGTATTTACGTAATAAGTTTTCTTCTTGAGCATACGTAATAATTTCAGAAGCAATGACTTCTGGAATAGTTACTGATCCATTCCCAGCTTCAATACCAAGTGAACGAGCTTCAGCTTCACTAATTCGACCAACTACAAAATTAGCAAACGCTGAACGAATTTCTTTTTCTTTCTTTTTAGTAGTTTTATGACCTCGAGTAGAAAGACCTGTTGCAATAGCTGCCATTGCTGATTGACGTTGTTCTGCTGTTAAGCCAGTTCTATTTTCTCCGCCCTCAGGATTTCCAGTACGACCTTCTCCACCTTCACCAGAACCTTCAGTACCAGATTCCCCAGCACCATCTTCATCATCTTCGTTTCCTTCTTCACCTTCACCATCATCTTCAAGGTTTGCTAAAGCATCCGCGACTTCTTGTAATTGCTTGTTAATTTCATCGATTTCTTCTTGAATTGCTGGTAAATCTTCAGCACGTAATTCAGGATTTTCAACTTGTGTACGTAATTCTACTAATCTTTCATTGCTTCGTTTTTGTAATGCTAATAATAATTGTTTGTTCATTTTACTTTTCCCCCAAGATTTGATTTATTTGTTTAATCATTTTCATTCGTTGTTCTATTTCTTTACCAATCTCTTTACTGCGAACTAAAGATACTTCCGTATCTTCATAAGCTGGTATTGAAACAACCGATATTTCATAAAGTTCTACTTCTTTAATGGTCCTTAATGCTGGTTCAACACTGTAATCCCAATTCTCTTCTGTTATCCAAAATCCAAATGAGCACTGGTTAATATCTCCCCTAGACATACTTTCAGCTAAATCTCGACCAACAGATGTATTAGGTAATTCAATTTCGAATTTAAGTCCTTTTTCATCCTCTTCTAGTATCAATGTGCCGCTTTTTGTTCTACCCAGGACATTATCCCAATTGTGATTGAATAACGCTCTAATATCACTATTCTCAGAAAGAGAACGAGCAAATGCACCGGGTTCAATAACTTCATCAAACCAGCCACCAATAGTTGTCTTTGAATTAAATACGGCTGCATAACCAGTTATCTTGGAAGGTTGTTCTTCCGTAGCATCCCTGGTACTTAATTTAGTGATGTCAAATGTCCGTGTTTCCTTTGTCTTTGCCATTTCCATCACCTCCCTTCAGTGAATCATCTGTAGCTTGTTTCTCACCAATTTTTGATAAGTCGTTTGAAATATAAATCGCTTGTGACTCAGGTGTATTTTGCATAGGGAACCCAAGCATATCTGCAACATTATCTGGTGAAGTAATACCAGTTCGAACAATATTGTAAGCAATGTTTGTTTTCATGCTATAAGTAACAAAATCAAGGATATTTATCTTGAATTTAATACGTTTGTCGGAATTTTTGCCGAAAAAAAGAAGACTCAAATGGTCTTCAAAATTTTTCATTATCGGTCTAACTGCCTTGTTATGCAAATACATCATCGCTTGCTCGAGGTCTTCCTTAATCAAAGCCGTATATGTGTCCACATTTACACCTAAAAACTTACCTAAATCCTTTTTATATACATTTAGATAGGCCAGGGTCTTTTCATCGTCTAACGGGCTTTTAAGTGTCTCTATTGAATATCCTTTTCCGAGTGGAATCATTTTAACTGACCTTGCATCATCGATGGATTCTAGTTGGTCTAAAATCTTTTTAATTAATTTGGACTGTGTACCGTTCTGTGGATTAATATGCGCATCTAACTTAAGTAAAAATGCTAGTAATCCACCTTTTTTATACTTGTCAGTTAAAGTTTTCTCGGCTGACATAACACCTTCGAGTGTATCTTTACCCAAATCAAGAATACCTTTTCCTTTTAGATGATCAACACCAATATTTTTCACATGACGAATCATGAATGATGGAATTTCTTCTCCGTTTACTTTAAAATGTTCTATCAATTTATCATCCAATTCTGTATAAACATTAGATGCTAAATGTAATCGATCACCATCCAACACTGGGAAGACCTCACCTTGAAGCAAATAAGTATTAGTCATTAATTTAATGAACTCAGACTGTGTAAGATAATTGTTTGGATTTTTTAAAACTTTAAGAGCTGAATCATTTTTAATTTCCTTACCGTCTTTGTCTTCCACAATAATCTCAGCCAACATCATTTGATTACTTATATCTTGTAGCAATTCATAAACATCACTAGATTCCAAGATATGATCATCACCTGCATATCTACCACCATAACGAACAACGTTATTAAAAATATCTTCAAACAAACCGCGCTTTTCAGCCTGTCTAATTAAAAAATTTGAAAACCTATCCCTTAAACCCAATTTCTCACCGCCTTTCAATTAACGAACGTTAAAAGGATCCTAAACAAGTTTTCGTTCGCATTTTAACTCCATTTTTTCTTTGGCCAAAATTTTATAGTTCGTATTTATCTATAAATATCATCTAAATATTCATCGTACTCTTCATCTGGAATAGTATCTTCCATCATATTCAATGTTTCTTTATGACCAATCAACATGGCCACAAACCCATCTATATGCTCCGGTGATTTACGTTTAGATGGTGTTTTTAAATTATTAATGTTTGTAATTATTTTCGCATTACTTGCACAAAAAATAAGTAAAGGATTATCTGTTTTAATTCGATCCTGGAGTAATAATATTTCAAAGTCATCAAACGGTTCATTCATATGAGTTGGATACTGTGGAACTTCTACACATTGAATCCCTAGCATTTCCCACTTTTCAACGAGTTTTTCAGCAAGTGCTGGGTCATAGTTTATTTGACGTAAATCAAAGTTCTCGAATACCCATTCCACATACTGATTTACCATTTCTTCATCAACTGTTTTTCCAGGACAAATTGTCACAAATTCTTTTTCAGCTAACGCTCGATAAGGAACATTTCTTTGCTGCTCTTTATCTTCAATTCCAAACTCCGGAATAAAGTACATTTGCTTAACGATTAATATTGCATTTCCTTCATCATCGTATGTTGGAATATTTATTGATACACAAGTTAAATCCGTGCGTCTTGATAAGTCCACACCGACAACACAAGTTAATCCTTCAATATCACCTAAATAGTCCACAAGCATTTTATCCAGTTGGTCTTTATCGAAATATGTTTCAGCATAATTAACGAATACATCCAAATGCTTTGATAAGAATTCCGCCTTATTAAAGCTATTGTTTTGAGCTTCTTTAAATGCATTCTCAAGAAACTCCATGTTAACCGATACATCCATATTTGGATTAACCATTCGCCAAACGTCACGGTCTGTCCAATCAAACTTTTTGTTCGGCTCATAGATCATCATGAACCAGGAATCATCTTTATCATCCTTCAAAACTTCTTTTGCATAGGTATAAATTTGGGTTCCAAGTGAGCCTGTATTCTTTCCTGCTGTGGAAGTGATGATGTTGAGTGGTTCTTCTTGAGCAATTTGTGCTGAACGTAAGTTATCGTATTGTTCGCGGTCCATTTGAGCATGAACTTCATCAAAATAATTAATATATGGGTTTTTACCTTCGTTCCCAGCATTATCTTTTGTAAGAACTTTAATTACATTTGCATATTTAATATCGTCTTCCACAAATGTGTATTTAACCGACTTAATCGTATCTTCTTTGCCTTTATAGATACGCGTATCCGGACGTAAATCAGGACTGTTTTCAATCGTTAAAGCAATCGGACCAGCTGCATTTTGACATTGTTCGAAAGTATTAGCGGAAATATAACAATCAGCGCCTTTTACACCTTCTCCGTACATCGCATAAATGACTGGTGAACCGCCCATAATTGTTTTTCCGTTTTTCTTTGGAACCTGCAAATAAGCCGTACGAATTACTCGCACCGCTTTACCATCTTCATTATATTTTTGCCAACCATAAATGTTAGCAAAGTAAAACTTTTGCCACGACTCTAAAATTAACGGCTGCCCTGCCCATTTACCTTTTGCATGTTTTAAAAATGTTTCTGTGAAATAAATCATCGCATTTGCTTTTTCAACATCAAACCATATATCTTTTCGTTTCTTCCATTTCTTATATCGTTTGATTGCCAATTTAATAGAATCAGGATATAAGTGTGGGGCTGCATCTACTTCCGAAACGAACATATCAGCGTAATTTGTTTCAAAATCAATCATCGACTTTTCATCTTCCTAAACTGCAATAATTTGTTGTTATCAGTAGGCTCAGTGGACTCTTTCTCTGCTTTTCCTTTTTCGAGAAGAACCCCACTTTTTTTAATTAAATCTTTGTTCTTTCCGTCCAGTCCTAATTGCCCCAAATACTTTGCTTTTTGTTTAGACCAAACTTCTACTTGTTGAGCTAACGGATGCTTTGATTCCTTCACATCACCATTTACATTCTTTGTTTTTTGGACTGTTGGAAAGTTTGAATTCTTCCACAAGCCATATTTGACGCTGTATATCTCAACTGCATCAAGATAAACTTCAATCAATGGATCAAGCGCTGGCGAATAAGTTCCGGCTTCAACCAAAACATTCATAATACGCTGTGCTTCTAATTCTTTTTTCTTTTCAGCTTCAATTACGACCTTCGATTTTCTGGCCATTCCTTAAATCACCACCTAAAAAAACGAATTTTTTTTCAAAAAATCATTTTGAGGTGCGCGTTTGCACCCCCACTCCCTATCCCCCCATAAGGCCATAGTTTCTTTTTTTGATAGGGGGGCTTATAGTTTCCAGTCGAACTTTTTCTTTTCCTGGTATTTTTCATTTGTTTCTCTTTCTACAATCGGATGACACTTAGAACAAAGTGTATCGATATTATCTGGATCTAATCTTAATGAAGGATTGATTTTAATTGGAACAATATGATGATGATGTGCTTGCTTACCAAACACAAACCTTCCACATCGTTGACACAATCCTTTGTCCCGTTGATAACAGTATGACTTTAAATCTTGCCAGGCTTTTGTACGATAGAATGATCTGTTCTTTGAATAGACAACTGTCTTCTTCTGTTTACGTTTATGATTGAGACAGTATCGTCCTTTATCGATTAATGTCTTGCAGCCTTGCTCAGCACAGTACTTCATGATAGTAAATCAATGATGTCTTCTTTCTTTTTAACATCGGCTGGAATCTCAACGTTAATCGATGCAGCATGTTCACGTAATTCTTTTACTGTCATATCATCTAATTCAGTTACTGTCTTATCAGGTTCACTTGATATGTCCATGCCTAAGATCATACTCTCAGGATTAACAGTTACTTCGAATCCTGGTTCTTCACCAGTTGGAACAAATAGACTTCGTTTTTCTTTGTTATCCCAATACTCAGTACCTGATATTGTTTTTCTAATTTCAGTAATCATTTGTTAACACTCCTTATTTAATGGAACTATTGTTGTATTATGATTAAAACAATGAATGCAACTTTTTCCTTCTAATGAATTCCTTTTCCCTTTAACCTCTACTCCACAATCTTTACAAACTAATTTAACTATTTCCTCACCATCGGAATATTTCTTAAGAACATCTATCTCTTCGACATACCAAATACTTGTATAGTACCTGTTGCCCATTGGTAAAATTTCGTTCTGTTGTATTACCTTTTTAATTACATACTTTTTGTTTAATGTTTCTAACGCATCGATAACTTCGTGTAGTTCATCTAAGGATGTAATTTGCTTTTTATATCTACTCATTTCTTCTTGCTCCTTCTCATCCTTTATAGATTTTAATTGTGCCATTTCCTTTTCAACCATCCTGTCTATTGGATCAGGAACTACAATCAAAGTTGGTATTACTTGTTCGTGATTAGTACCTTTGAACAATTGAATTGCATCATGAACATAAGTCTTAACATCATGTGCAAACATCTTAAATATCCTAAACACACGAAACACCACCTATGTAATTTTTGCATAATAAAAGAGCAACCGTGCACCAGTTGCCCTTTCGTCAATTTCTTATGTTATTACTATAATCGATATTTTCAAGAGTTAACATTCATAAAACTGGGTGTCAGTAAAGTGCAAGTTCCTCAGCAAACTTTATTCTTCTTATTATTTCAGCATGCTTCTTATAGATATAACTAGAACTGTAATTCATGTTCTCCGCTATTTCTTCCAATGTCATACCGTCCACATACTTCATTTTTAATAATTTATTTTCTAATCCTTTAAACTTACTAATCAATTTCAATAAATCATGCATCGCATTCATCTTATGTGCTAACTCATATTCAATTGCTTCAATACGTTCTTCTACCTTTGCACCTTCCGATTCAGCAGTTAAACGTACCTCTCGCAAATCACCACTGACCCAGCGTTTTAATTCAGCTTTTGTTTTATCTAAGTTGTAATCTAAGTACTCAATGTCTTCTTCTAATTTCTGATAATCTTTTAGCCAGTCAAACAAATGATGATTCACCTACTTTCTATTAAAAAACAACAAATTCCATAAAACACGTTTATTTTCCTTTCTAAGACGTTTTAACGCTTGCATATCTATTTGGATTCAGAAAGAAATAAAACTTCAAATTACTATGATTCTGACGGTCATTTCTATGTCGAAACGTGTCGATTACATTCAAATAACGCTTTGGTTATAAATTAATTATCATCAAAAAACACACCGACCACTTTTCTTGCACTTTCTCCTTCTCTTAATGTGCTATTAAAATTACTTACAAGTTTTTCTGCATACTCCAATGCTTTTTCTTCGCTACATTTCTTCGATATCTTTACCCATTTAAAATTATCGTTTTTTCTTGTGATTTCTTCATCCCACTGTATTCCTGTCCCTACTTTTTCAACCTTCATTTTCCACATGTTTACACCCTCCGTTTTAAAACAAAATTCAAATTGTATTAATATCCTGAGCCGAAGCCCAGGACAAATTTTTATTCAGCAATCGTTTCTTCATCAACAATCTTCAATTGACCAGGAGCAACATCCGTTGTCCCATCAGAATTTACGTTATACTCAACACCTTCATGTGGTTCCTCATAAAACTCATCAATAGACATTTGAGAAGGCTCAAGAATGATATCAACATTTCCACCAGCGAAAGGATAAAGCTGATTTACTACACCTTTCGCATCACTTTTTACATTTAATTTAATTGCTGTTTTCTTGCTATCGCGTTGAATATTTGCGAACTCCGCACCGATTGGTTCAACTTCACTTTTCTCCAAAGTTAGATAGACAATAGTACCTGGCATTTTTAATAACTCATCAGCATGTGGCAATTCATCACTTAATACATGGAACATTAAAACTTCCTTTTTATCGTCCTTTTGCATTTTCTTGAATAATACGTTCAATTGAATTTTAGTCATGACTTATTTCTCCCTTAATTGTTTTATTTTTCATCATATAACGCCTTTTTTTAGATACTCACGAGCCATGTATAAGAAATGATGATATATGTAATTACCTGTTGTAGCCGGCTCAATAAATACTGTTGAAAACCCATATCGCACTTCAAATGTTTTTAAACTACCAAGTAACGCTTCTGGTTTGTATTGGCTTATATATTCACCTTTTAATATTTTTTGATAACCTTTTAAATCTTCCACAAGTAGAACAAATGGATGTTTAGCGGCACGAATCAATTCATTTTCAAACCTTGTACGATCTTTAATTGATTGAACCAATTCATCTACACCATTTTTACGTTCTACTCCGGCGCAAAGATAAATATCTCGTGTAATGCCCATCTCAGGATTTTTAGGAATTACCGCTGAATAATCGGCCGTATCAATTTTTCTAAGTCTGAATTTAACATCCTTTTTACGGAAATAATCAAGTACATGTTGATTTTTCTGTTCCCTTGTATCCACCATGATTTCTAATGTATCCAGGATTTCCTTTAACTCTTTTTCTGAGTATCGATAATATATAGTACTCATATTTATCGCTCCAATAACTCTGGGTTTTCGTAGATGTTTCCGATTACCTCATAAACAATATGAGTATTCCATGCCATAGGTTCTATCTCTCTTTGTCTCAAGTGAATTGTATTTGCGTTATACCATTTCCGACAGAATGAAGGAGCTTCATAAATAACTTCACATCGAAGGACACTATCGTCACCTAAAGATAAATCAAGAACATCCCCTTCATAAATCTCCTTACCGTTCTTGTCTTTTAACCCTGTGTATTGCATAACATTAAATGCGCGTTGTTCAGGTGTTCCGGGGAAAATCTCCCATGCTGGTAAATCAAAGATTTCTCCCCAACCCAGCATCTTTTTACCCATTACATTCCAGACCCTGAATTGATATCTCATTTTCATGCTCCTTTCTTAAAGTGCGACATTGCACGATTGAATATTTCTTGTGAAAGCTCATCTGTTATTTTATTTTCATAGTTGGCCACAGATTCTTTTACATATAACCAACCATTAAGTGAAAAGTTTAATGTTAATTCCATAACTAACCTTGCTGCAGCTTCATCATGATTAAACCAATCATTTATTTTTGGATTCATGTCTTGCTCAACACCGATAAAAAAATTAATAATTTTATCTATCGTTTGTTTTACCGCATGATCCTGGTCCGAATAATTACCTTGCAAGTATTTAATAATCCGTAACTTGTATTCTTTAATAACTGATTCAATTTCAGGAGCAATCTTTTCATGATTCTCAATGTATAAATCATTTCCATCAAGAACGAGCTTCGCTCCCATCGATTGAACATCAGCACATATCTGTTTTGGATGCATATTACACCTCTTTTTTCATAAAGAGTTATCGAATAGTTACTGAGTTATTTTTCAGTAACTCCCTACAAACCCAGTAATATCAAGGGTTTAAACGTTATTTAGTTATCTAAGTTACTAAAGTTACCCATTTTTCTATTAAAGGCTATATATTATATATATTTTTTTATTTATTTATTTTCTTAAGAGCCGATATAGGAAACTCAGTAACTTAAATAACTATTTATCTAAAAACATTGTCATATCAACGTTTATAAGAGTTATCGAAAAAAAAGTTTAGTAACTCTTAGTAACTATTCCCTAAACTTTTTTCCTATTGATGGAAGTTACATTATTTTTTTCTTCTTTATTTTCAGTTGAAAATAGATTCGCTCCCGCAAATTGATTTAATGTAATTCCAGTAATAAATGTTTTATTACCTGTACCTTTTTCTTTCTTGAATCCCCGAATTTCTAACTGGCGATAAAAAGCACGATTCTTTAAATCCATTTCATTATTTTGATAGCACCACTTGGTATAGCTTTCATAAAGTGATTTCGCTTCAATTTGTGCCGTAGAATGAACCGTACAATTTTCATCGATAAATGGTCCTAATATATCCATGTCTTCACGATATTCGGCTGTTGCTGCCTTCACAGCTTCAGGAGCACGTAACCCTTCTGCCTGCCACTTCATGCAACCTTCAACAGCCCACCGTAAAACTCCAGGCATTTCTTTTGCTAATTTATCAGGTAGATCATAATCAATCTTGTCTTTCGGTATCGTTACGGTAAATGGAATAAGCATAATCCTTCTCCAAATACCTTCATCGGAACCTTTAACAATTGGCTTATGGTTAGTAGTGAAAAACACTTTAAACTCTGGTGTAAATTCGAAGTATTCCTGACGTAAGAAACGAGCTGACATTTTCTCACCACCGGTGATTTGTTTAACTAGGGCTTCAGATAATTGTTGCCCTTCTTCACTCTCGACAGCTGATACAAAACGTGCTCCATCTAATCTGGCCACATCGTTATTGATTCCTGAATCATTTCTCTTTTTTAAGAAAGTGTCACTGTTTGTCTGTCTTCCATAATCACCGAGTAGATCCTGAATGATATTAATAAAAGTAGACTTACCATTACGGCCATTACCGAATAAGAAAAACATTACTTGCTCTTTCGTTACACCTGTTAATGAATAACCAATAGCTTTCTGCAGGTATTTAATTAATTCATAATCCGGTTCACCTGCAGGTGTTTTAAAAATACTTTCCAAGAAAGCTTTCCAGTTTGGACACTCAGCATTTCTGTCATACTTGATTGGAGAAATCTTTGTTAATAACAAGTCACGGTCATGCGGTAATAATTCACCAGTCTTTAAATCGATAACTCCGTTATCACAATTGAATAGAAAGCTATGAGAATCCAATTCTTTCTTTTTCACAGATACCATCGGTCTTACATCCAATATGCTATTTATCCTAATTGACCGTCTTTCACACTTCTTAGCCCAATCATGCAGTAACTTTGATTGATATTTATCTTCTGTAGCCTTTGCTTCCCCATATATGGCTCTCAACGTTTTGGCCGTGATAGCTTCGATTTGTCTCTTACTATCCTCATGCCAATGCTTACCGTTCCATATAAGCCATTCCAGCTCATTACAATAACGAACATTCTCGCCATGATAATATGCAATACGTTCTGCATTTCCTAGCTCAGTTAAATGAAACTTTGGTGCTTCATCAATAATTTCCTCAGTATCTTCAATTGAGTTATCAGAAATATAAACTTCATATTTTTTCTCTTCAGGCGGTTCATAATCAGCTATTGTGGAAGGAGTTGAAAGAATTGCTGTATCAATTGTCATTTGGCCATATGTACGACCATCACTTGAATGTGGTTTATCCCACTTCTCACGAAGTAAGGAAGACTCTCTAAACATTGAATCCATCTTTGCAGCATCTTTATCCGTCCAAAATGCTAAATGGTTGCATAAAGCCATATCAGTTGAAGAATGATCTCCGTTAATCAACATGCCCTGGAATAAATCTTTAATAGCTGCACCGCTTTTACTATCAAACATTCGCTCCCATAATTCTGTATTCGATAAACTAGTAATATCTTCTCGTTCAAATGAAGTAGTACTTTGTTTCTTTTCAGGCTTTGGCTTTTCTTTCAAATACTTCTCAAATAAAACTTTTAATTCATCCGTTCTATCCTCCACAGGGACTTGATCCAGGCAATCACCGGTGAAAGTAAAATACCTTCCATGCCTGTATACTTCTAATCCGATATCAACATTTTTCCGTCCTGTACCTGGTCCTTTTAATGGCAGCTTACCTTTTGCAATAATGTGGATGCCATCACCACTTGGTGAATATTCCGTGTAACTATTTACGATTTCAATAACATCCTCAGCTAAACTTGTAAGAGCACCTTCCTGAATACAATGGTCAATATCTATTCCAATGAATGGATCGTCCTTTGAAAACATGAACCCAATTCCGTCATAATCTCCTTGTTCATAGAATTTTATGATCGTCGGAAACGTTGACCAGCTCCGTTTATTATTTGATTGAGCCATTTCCCCATTGATTTGATAAGGAACTTTTGTTTTCTTACCGTTTCTTACTTCTGACCGCCATAAGATCCAATGAGGAGTGTTTTTAAGCTCTGCCGGTATTTGATTAAATTTATATCTCATTTGATTTTCTCCCTTTGGAAAAGGGAGCCGTTAGTAGCTCCCTCCTATTTGAATCTTGTTAATTAACTTTTAGAATGGGACATCCTCATCCGTAATTGTAAATGCAGTATTTGGAGCCGATGCCTCTGATTCTTTAAATCCATTTACTTGCGGATATTTTTTACCGTTATATTCACGCTCACCTACTACTACACGAAGATGTTTATTTAAAAGTGTATCTGCCCATTCTTTATAAGAAGCAAATTTCATTCCTGTTGGAAAAGCTGCAGCTTTAGAAATCGCTTGTAATCTCCACATTGATTTTTCAGTTACAACAAAATTATCGAATAAGAGCTTTTGTCCTTGGAATTCTTGGTCTACATCACTACGAATTTCATAATCCACAACAATCATGTTGTTTCCAGATTCAGCTTTTTTTAATTCATAATTAACAACTGTTACCTCATATTCTCCTGGCTTAACTTGTTCAAATCCTTTAGCTTGTTCATGATCTACTGTAAACATTATTTTTCCTCCTTGTTGTTAAAAACTTGTAATCTATCTAAAGCAGCATTTAAATATTTAAGATTGAAATCTTGGAGTTTTTGTTTTGTTTTAAACTCAATTTCATCTAGCATCTTCGCTGCTTCATCACTGGATTCAACAATTTCTATAATTTTTGCAATAAGAGCATTTCTTTCATTCTCTTGCTCCGCTCTTACATCCACACCAAGTTCTAACCATTTATAAATGATTGCACCATGCTCTGGCTTAATTAATTCACCATTTTCATTTATTAAATTAGAATTATCCTTAGTTGGTGTAGCTGTATGATTTTGCTCCATACGTAGAACAATCATGAATTCGTACTCCAAATCATCTTTCTGAATTGGTTTTAATCCTAACTTACGAATTTGAAGCTTATCATTATCATCACGCTCAGCTTGATATTCTTGTTTAGTACGTAACGTAGCGATAATATGAACATCATTTTCTGTAAGTGATTTAATGAATTCTTTAATAACTGGCTTCATTGTTTTCCAATCTTGAAAACGGCCACCTAAATCTTGCTGCTGGTCCAAGATACCTCCGATACCTTCCCAAGCATGTGAAAGACTATCTGCAATAACAACCTCACAGCCACTTTTCTTTAATAATTCAATCGCTTGTTGGTATCGCACTGTAGAATATGGTGCATCAAGTTCTACATATTTAAAGCTACCAATCTTGTAACCTTTAATTGTATTGTTCGCATAAAGAAGTGAGCGTTTGTGCTCCGTATCGATAACACCAATCTTCTTCCACAATTCTTCTTCTGGTAAATCAGGGTAAGCTTCTTTCATCATTCCATATGCCAGAATTAAAGAAGTTAATGTTTTACCTCCGCCACTTGCGCCGAATAAGGCTATACAAGCTTTCAGCTTTTCACGTTGTGCATCTGTTACTTTTAACGACATGTTTTACACTCCTTTTCCCAACCTATTCTTTAACATCTAATTCTGTAGCTTTATTTTGTAGACTCTCTAGCATTTGTGGGATATTGAGCCTTTGAATAATATCAACGGATAGCTGTTCTTTTAGATTGTTTTCAAGCGCCTTGACTATTGTTTCCTCTGCATCTTTTCTTGCAGTTTGAATCATCGTGCTAACTTTAGAAGTAAGCTCCTTAGCAAGATAGTTTTGAATAAAATACTCGCTTATGGATAACTTTCTATCACCTGAGTACTTAGCCTCTCGGCCATTTTCATCAAGTGTTTTTTCAGTCAGATATCGTTCATACCTCATACCAATAAACTCACTGATCGGCATTAATTCCACTTCTGATCCCCAACCGCTTTTCTTATATGGTATTTTTAATTCATCGATTTTCTTTTCCAAGGCTCCATGAATAAAATTATCTACAACCTCATTTGCCTTTTCTTCAACTTCACGTTCGATTTTCGCTAAAACCTTTTGTTCTGCTTTTTGAATCAATCTATCCTGTAAGCCCGTGATAACTTGACTTTTGATTAATTCATCAAGATTTTCACCTTCTTCTAACCAATCTACATCTAATTCAATTTTTACTTTAGCCATTTTTATTAAACCTCCACACTGTAAGAAATAGATTCAGGTTTAACCGCAACCCCTGGAACAATTTGTCCATCCTCATCCACAATTACCTTTTCACCGCTGATTTCTTCAATCTTGAATTTCTTCTTCAAATCACCCCATTTAACTTCTGTTTTTAAGCAATCATCAAGATGGTTTTCAATAGCGTATTGAAGTAATTTTTCTTTATCCTGCTGTTCCGGTGCCTCACCACTCTTACGGGTTTTAGATTTACCGTATGGTGTAGAAATGGTTTTCTGTTTTGGATCTGCAGCAAGTTGTTCCGCATGATAACGTTGAATATGAGTTTCAAAGAAGCTAATGCTATCGTGGATAGGTTTTAATTCTTTTTGCTCCCATTGTGCAATACGGTCACGTTCAACATTTGCCAACGTTGTAATTTTCTTTTCTTCGGCTTTAAGTGCAGTCAATTTACGGAATGCCCAATTAAGGCCTTCCAAATCACTAATTTCAAATTGCTTCTCCGCATCCTGTAATTCATCAACTTCCGCTAATTCAATTTCTTGTAATGAGTTCATCGATATTACCTCCAAAGATATTTTTTATTTGTTCTTCAGTGTGGATAGAATAATAAGTTATGCCATTTCGCTTGAAGTTAGCTCGAAAAGGATAATCAGAACACTCACGTGTTACTACTTCCAAATCTCCTTTTTCGTTAAGAAGTTCTTCAAACAATTCATCAGTTACTTGCACTTCGTTTCCAAAGACATTCAAGATTCCATGATTTTCTGCTGAATTAATAGCTTGTACATATTCTTCAATCGCTTTAATATCCATTAGGATTCCACCGCCCTGGCATATTCCACTGTTTTACGGATAACTTCTCCCCCAACATTGTTGGCTACTTGTTTTGATATTTCATATTCGAATTCCATTGCATCTTTTGGTAACTTCGTTACTACCAATGGACCTGGATTGCTAATAAATAAATTACCTACCCTTACTAGATATGCAGTTTTAGGCATTAATTGCTTATCCATCCTTTTACACTCCTTTACACAAAATCCATTCATGCTATAATGACTGTGAAATATGTTTTTATTAGACCGTCAGCCCCAACTGGCGGTTTCTCTTTAATCCAAATCAACATCTTCTAAATCCATGTTGTATTCTTCACCCATGTTGTCACTTACACGAACAGAAACTCCAGTTGGATATTCCTGCGCATCAATAATAGTTAAATTCCTTGTAACAGATCCTGTTAAACCGATTAAATCAGTTCTTTTTTTAACCTCATTTTCCAATTAACTCACCTCCCTTCAAGATGAAACCTTACGGTTCATTTCATATATATTGCGCTTTGCTTCTAATTCCATAGCAAGTAGTAACGCGGGATTATTACGCATCTCAGCACATTGCTTACGTACTTGAGATGCTTTCATTAATTTACTTGCGGATAGTACTCCGTTCATGATTGTTCACCTTCCTTATAAATAAATTGTGTGGACAAAACTCCATCTTTTAAAACAACTTTACTTTCATAATTCGACAAAAATTTTTCATCAACTGACGACTCTACTTCTTCGTCATACCTCCAATATCCAGCCCGAAGTAGAAAATCAGAAAAACCTCCTGGAATAGGTAATTCATAGCCATCTAAGGTTATTCTAGTTACCTCAATACCTTCTCTAATAATCATTTAATACACCTTCTACATTTCAAGAGTGACTCCACCTCCAACTCTACTTAAAGTAGAGTCTGCATTAAAAAAAATTTGATCATAACTAATTTCTAGCAAATCACAAATTTTCTTTGCATTTCCTACAGTCACCTCATCAGGGTGATTTTCCATGTTTCTATAAGTTTGAACATGGACATTTAGCTGTTGCGCCATTTCATTTTGCGTAAAACCTTTTAGTAATCGCGCTTGTTTAATAGTGAGAATCATCACTGTCACCTCGTTTCTATTCGCTTGTAAACTCATAATAATCTACTAAAAGTAGAATGTCAACACTGAAAAAACTATATTAATCTACTTTTATACTAGTTTCCAGAATTTAAAGTAGAATTTTTTCGACTTTATATTGAATAAACTCTACTTTTAGTATAATATTATAGATATAAAGTTGACGGAGGTCACTAAAATGAGCATAGGAAAAAATATTAAAAAATTAAGGGATAAACATAATCTTTCACAAAAAGAACTCGGAGAAATAGCTGGTGTTTCAGATAAAGCAGTATCAACTTGGGAAAAAGGACTAAAAGAACCAAGAATGGGAGCACTTCAAAAAATAGCTGATCATTTTGGGATTTTGAAAAGTGACATAATCGAAGATAAAGATTCTAAAGTTACTCACATCAGACCTAACCAGCCCAAAATTGAAAACAACTGTAAGCCTGTACCACTACTTGGAGCAATAGCAGCTGGAACTCCACTTGAAATGGTTGCTGTGGAAGAGTGGATTAATGTTCCAGTCGAAATAACTGATTCACATCCTCATGCATTTTTATTAAGAGTAGTTGGCGATAGTATGAGTAAAGTGATACCACCAAATATGTTAGCGCTGATAGATCCAGATGTTGAAATTAAAAATGGAGATATTGCTGCAGTTGCGGTTAATGGATTTGATGCAACTCTAAAAAGATTTTATAAGTTCCAAGATGGAATTACTTTAGAACCTGAAAGTTATAATCCTGAATATAAAACACAATTTTATGATTCTAAAACACAAGAACACACTCCTGTTGTAGTAAAAGGAAAATTAGTTTGGTATATGGCACCTCTTAACGCTAAATTTTAAATGTAAAAGGTGATTATTTTGACTAAAGCAGCTATATATATTCGTGTTAGTACGCAAGACCAAGTTGAAAACTATAGTATAGAGGTTCAGCGAGAAAGAATAAGGGCGTTTTGCAAAGCTAAAAATTGGACTGTATATGATGAATATATAGACGGTGGTTATTCAGGTTCAAATTTAGAACGACCAAGTATAAAAAAACTTTTAACCGATTTAAAAAATATAGATGTAGTTGTTGTATACAAATTAGATAGACTTTCACGCTCTCAAAGGGACACATTAGAATTAATCGAAGAACATTTTCTAAAAAACAAAGTAGACTTTGTATCGATCACAGAAACATTAGATACTTCCACACCATTTGGTAAAGCGATGATTGGTATTCTATCTGTATTTGCTCAATTAGAACGTGAAACAATTGCAGAACGTATGAGAATGGGACATATAAAACGCGCTGAGAACGGATTAAGAGGTAACGGTGGAGACTATGATCCAGCTGGTTATACTAGACAAGATGGACACTTAATAATAAAAAAAGACGAAGCTAATCATATCAAAAGGCTTTTCGATTTATATGAGCAACAGCATTCAATTACTAAAGTTCAGGAAGTTTTAAAAGAGGAAGGTTATCCTATTTGGAGATTTCGAAGATATAGAGATATTCTTTCTAATACATTGTATATAGGACGTGTAACTTTTGCAGGAAAGGAATATGAAGGTCAACATGAGCCTATCGTTTCATCAGAACAGTTTAAACGTGTACAGGCGCTTTTAAAGCGTCACAAGGGACATAATGCTCATAAAGCTAAACAAAGTCTATTATCAGGGCTCATAACCTGTTCTTGTTGTGGAGAAAACTATGTGGCCTACAGTACAGGGAAATCTAAAGATGTTGAATCAAAAAGATATTATTATTACATTTGTAGAGCTAAAAGATTCCCAGCTGAATACGAAGAACGATGTATGAATAAAACCTGGTCCAGAAAAAAACTTGAAGATATTATTATAACCGGTTTAAAACGTCTAACAGTAGAAGACAATGTAAACAACAAACAAAAAAAGAAGATTAATTACGAAAAACTCATTAAAGATATTGATAAAAAAATGGAACGCCTTCTTGATTTATTTACAACTAATACTAATATAAGCAGACAACTGTTAGAGCAACAAATGGAAAAATTAAATTCAGAAAAAGAAAATCTTATTCAAAAACAAAAAAGACAAGAAGAAGAAAAAACAATTGCACAGGACACACTTATTGATAGTATTAAATCCATTGATTTACTTGAATTCAAAGATAAACAAGTTTTAATTAATAACCTTATAAAACAAATAAATATTGACCATAAAAACGTCGAAATCATTTGGCGTTTTTAA